CTTCCAGTAGGTCAATGATCTTTTCCTGACCACTGTTCTGTAGCTCTTCCAGACCGGACATAGTGACAGCTACTGCACACTGCTTCCAGTCAAACTCCGCTGAACTCAGTACGTCACTCGGCGCAATGTTCAGCGTGTCGTAACCGCTGTACCAAGTGAACGTACCATTCTCGCCATATTCCAGTTCTTGTAGAATACGGCTACCGCCATCAGCGGTCCTACGCTTTCCTTTGTTCTCAAGGCGCTTTAGCAGCGCATTGTTGTTAGTAACATTATCCGACAGCTTCTTGCTGCGGTTCTGGAGAGTCGTTGTGACAATCTCCGAGAGGTTAGGACTAGCCATGATCGTTCCATCCTACTGTAGCGTACTTTGGTTGTACGCTGATACAAGTTCATCGCGGAGGGTTCGATTTGCGTTATTAGGCGCTTGGCTTGTATCCCCTGCGGGACCACCATTAATGGACACGCCAGCCTGTCGCGCTCTCATAGCTTCCGCTGCGGCCTTATCCTGAGCATCCTTAAGAGCTTTGTTCTGTATCTCTTCCCGTATACGCGGGTTGTTGTACGTAGCAAAGTCGTAGGCTGCTTTAAGGAGGTCGGTTTCCGCTAAATACGGTTGCTGTTGTCTGAGCAAAGCTATATGGTTCGCTACATCATTTGATACATCATTGAAGTACGGGTGCGCTAGGTTCCCACCAGCGTCCTTTTCATCCATGAACTGTTGTACCAAACGAAGGTTAGCGGCCTGTTGCTGCTGTACAGTCTGGTTAGTAAATCCGCCAATAGTGTTACGTAGCTGTGCAATCTCCTGTTGCAAACCAATAAAGCGTGGATCGCCAGCGCCCTGCTGTTCAGCAATGGCATCCCGTTGGTCCAGTAGCTCGTCTAGGTTTACACGCTGTTGGTCAGCAAACCATAGAACAAACTGTGCTGGGTCACGGCCAGCGAAGTCGGACAAAGCGAACAGTTGATTTAAAGCCACTATGGGCGTCATACCACCTTCGGCCCATGGCTGACGCCTTGGACCAATGACCTGTTCGATAAGTTCGTATTCGCTGTACTGTGCTTCACGCTGCATTACAGAATCCATAGTACGTTCGACAAACTGCCGAGTTTCCGCCGGGAGTGCTGTAAATTGTTCACGCTCTACCGAAGTCAAGCCCTGCATCCAAGGCTTATCTACAGGAGCGGCTTGCCCTTCACTGCCAGCTTGACTGGCATTAAAGGCTGCTATGTCTTCATTGCTGGCGAAAGAGCCATCTTTCCTATGCCAGCGGTCCCCGACCTTAACTAGCTCGGGGACCGCTGGGGCGCTCTCCGGGGTCACTGAGGGCTTTACAGCATCTTCGGCGGGGGCATCAGCCTTAGGCGCTGTCTCGCCCTTGAACGCGTCCGTGAGCGTATCCCTGAGGCTCGGAGCGGGCGCATTCTCCGTGCCCTCGGGAGTTACTTCGGGGGTCTTGCTTGGTAGCTGGTTCTGTGGGATAGCGTCGCCGTGGTACGGCCCTGCATCACCCTGACTATTTAGATCAGTAGTAATGTCTACGCCATCTGTGGGATCAGCCATTAATGACCTCCTAGTTGCTTAATAGCGTCAGCAATATCACGCCCTGACACTGGTTTATGTACGTCCCTATTCTTCTGTTCCGTAGGCGGCGGCAAATCGCCAGCCTCTATAACCCCATGCCGTCGCATATGCTCTATATGTGTCGATCGGCTAGTTATGTACGAGCCATCCAAAGGTGAAACGTAGGGCTGCTTATCCGGCAGAATAAATGGCCCTACATTTGCGTAGCCATCGTAATCACCACCATACTCAGGAAGAACATGATTCCTACTATCGCTACCAAGATAGGTTTTGTACTTCGGTATAGAGCGTACATGACCAAGCACAGATACATAAGTCCGACGACCAACATGGTCCACTGGAAACTCGTAAAGGTCAAGTTCATCTTTTCCTTGCATCTCGCTTACTCAGCCTGTCCATCAATTCCTCGGCCATGCTCTCGTCCCTGCCCTTATCACTCTTGGCCTCGGACTTAGGCTCTTTGTGCTTACCAGCGACATTAAGGGCAATTGCTACAGCTTGCTTCTGTGGCTTACCAGCGGCTATTTCAGTACGAATGTTATCGCTGACAGCCTTCTTACCATGTCCTTTATTTAGGGGCATTTGTCGCTCCCTTTGCTTTAATGGCCTTCTCTTGAACATCCACCTTACGGTTCTCAAGCTCGTTGGCGGCTTCTGTTTGAGACATATCCTGCTCTCTGTCAAGATCACCTTGCGCCATATTATCTTGACGAGTCTGTTCAGCTACTTGAGCTTCCTGCGCTTTATCCTGTTGAGCGTTTGCAAGTTCCGTAGCCTTATCTTGGCGTTCTGTATCGTGCGTTCTTTCGTCGGCCAAAACAGTAAGCCCAAGCTTCTGGCGCTCAAGATCAAGCTTCCTATGCTCAACATCAATCTGCGCCATTCTGTACTGATGATCGTCCGCAGCCTTCTGCGCCTCGTGGTCTGATTTCTTATCAATCTCATACCGTTTTGTTTGATCCTGCTGCTGTGCGATTTGTGTATCGGTTTGGGCCTTTACTTGCGCCACAGCTTGCGTAGCTTGCGCCGCAGCCGCGCCATTGTCGCCCTGCTCTTGTCCCGGAGGCGGAGTAGGGGGTAGCGCTTCAAGTTTCTTCTGAAAATTCTCAAATTCCTTCTCCAATGGCCTACTGGCGCTAAACGTCCGTAGGGTAAACATCATGATACCGCCTAGCAGCCCTCTCATGTCGGGGAACTGCATAGCCATGGGCGCTGCTTGCTGTAGGAAAGCACCCATGCTCGACAAGAACTGCATCCTGTCTTGACGCTCTTTCTGCTCATCAGGTAGGATCGTGCTATCAGTCTCAATACCAACCGCAGCACACCGTAGCTTCTCGCTACGAATCAGCTTTAATACCTTAGGTATCATCTGCTGTATCATCTCGCCCTCAGTGGGCGGCGGCGCTTGCGGTGGCGGTGGCGGCTGTTGCCCTTGCGCCTGTGCTTGCTGTGCAGCTATTGGGTACTGCTGCATAGCTTGGGCGTATTGCTGTTTGGATTGTATCTCTTCCTGCGTAGGCGGCGGAATATACACGCCTGAATAAGCTATTAGGGTCTTATCGCTGAAGTGTTCGGCAGCTATCTCAATAAACAGCCGTATAATGTCACGTATGAAGCGCTGTACTTCACGCTGCATATCTTTCAGCCGACCAGTAGCCCAGTCATTCTTGATCTGCTGTGCGCCGAGAGTTTCACTTGCTTTAGAGACGCCACGCTGAATGTCACTGAACCCGGTAATCTCGTATATCTCGTTCTTGCATATCTCACGCTGCTTGAATAGCTCAGTGAGGCACATTACAACATCTTTAATGGGCACCCACTGGACAACACCAGTAATGCCACCAGCACCCATTAAAGCAGCCCAGTCTTGAACCGGGATCATCTTGTTGCCGGGGCCGTCCAGCAAGTTAGCCAAACTCTCTTGACTACCATCATATGCACCGCGTACCTTTAAAGCTTCTGTCAGGTAGCGAATGCGCTCTGTAAGCCGATCAAGCTCCGCAGCTTGCGGGCGATACTGACTGTACAAAGCTTTGGGTGTAAAGGCCCGCGTTGTCCATACTGCGCGTAAGGGACGCGGGCAGGGGAAGAAATTCTCCAGTTTTAGTGGGTCCGATCTGGAGTCTAGTAAATCGTCAGGGTAATCATCTGAGTACCATATTACCTCCATATTCTCCTTGTCCCAAATCTCGTATATTAAAGCCTGTCGCTTTGGCCCATCCTCTTTTGCACGATCCTTACGGTCCTGCATGTTGTAGGAATACTCCAGCTTATTGGCCTTGTCGGGTCCAAAGCGAGACGTTGCCTCCTTCTTTGTCTGGTATACTTTACGTGCAACCCATGGAACCTCATGCCAATAACGCGCCTGACCGCATAGCCAGTCTTTAAAATGCACATAGTCGAGCGCAATACCTTCAAAGGTGAGATATTCCTTCGGGCTACCATCTTCATTTGTAAGTGCCTTCCCATTATCATTATCGTACATCGGTGCAAACTTCGGATCGTACCGTACCCACACACTACCCATTCCGGGTAGAGTATAGTCACTTACCGCATTTTGCAATATGTAGTCAAAGTCGAGTTGGTCAACAGCATACTGACCTATCTGCTCTAGCACCATAGCCGCAGCTACTTTAATGCTATCCTCAGTGTCAGTCTGTCTGTTCTTCACCTCGACCTTTGGGGTCTGGCCATACAAACTTGGTTTAATAGTCTCCGTGGAACTGTACAGGATATTATACTTGTCGCCGGGGTTACTGGACTCCAGCATGAAACGGTCCATGACCGCATCGCCATCGGTCTGGAACTTCTCCCACCTCTTGTTAGCTTTCTCGATTTGTTCCATCCAGTACCCGCGCCGGTTAACAGCGTCCTCTCCCTTGGTCTTGTCGGGGTACTGGGATTTAGGAGAGGACGCCATAGCGTATTACCTATGTGAAGTTGGCTTTCACCGCCCACATAGCCGCTTGCTCATAGTTAGTAATAGCTATACTACGGCAGCGGTTATCTGGTACGTTCTCGCGCAAGTAAGTAAATAGTTCCTCAGTGCGCGATTTGATCCCGTCTACAATCTCGTTGTTAGTAGGATTGAAGTCGGGAAGTGTAGTTTCCTTGGTCATTGCATTCTCCAATGACTAGTATTACGCCTTAGGGGCTGGTTGCGGCGCAGGTGGAGAGTTGTCTGGCTTGGCAGTACTTGGTAGCGAATTGTCCACCTGACCATCAGCAGGTAGCCCGTTGTCAATCGCCAAGCCAAGTCCTTTAACGAGTTCGCGAATAGTCCGGCGCTCGCCTTCCGGCAGCGTATTATCAATCTGCGCACCCAAGTTTTTCAACACTTTATGAGTCGCCTCAACCTCGATATTGGTCAGCACGTACATAGCTCTCTCCTGTCAGCGGAGTGCTTTAATTACCCTCCATACAGGTTTTGTGCAAGGCCATTTTGCCGGTCATTGAACAGGTCGGACAGGGTAACATCCTGTACTGTTTTAGGCGGTATACGCGGTGGCGCTGGCCGTGGTCGTGTCCATGGTCGGCTCATACAGCCGTATCTTAAATCATCAGGGGCATGATCCTCGGCAGTGGTATCACAATCCTCAGGGTCTTTAATATCATGCTGTAGCGCTGGCAGTGTCCTAATCAAATTCGGACACGTATTAAAGATATAGAGCATTGGTGTACCCACACCGTTATTAACATCAGGGTCTGCGTCGATTCCTGTAAGTCTCTCGCGTATCGCGCCCCAACCGGCGAGCCTAGTATTATCCGCTGGACGGAAGAATACTCCCGCCCTCGCCATAGTCTCTGCGTGGCTTGGTCCGCCATCTTGCTTGAAAGCACTAGGGTCCAAGACCCTATACGTAATTCTTTCATCACTAGGCGTTCTCGCTAAGATACCTTGTGCAACGCGGGACGCTGGCCACCTGAGTCCTGTATTGACCATGCCATGCACTGCTCCATACCATTCACGATAGCAGACAATCGCTCCCTTGGGGATAACACGTGGGAACTTTCGTACAAGGTCAAAAGAAAGGGGATCAGGTGGTCGCAAATCTGGTATGCTGATAGTCCCATCAGATACAGCGTGCCAGTGGAAAGAGAATGGGCTAGCACTACCCCAGTCCCCTGACATGAATCGCATCCAATGCTTCGGTATAGCAAAGGGAGTGATGACGTGTTCGAGAGTAGAGAACTCCGGGAAGTACGCACCAGTAATGACATTCCAGTCTCCCTCCAACCAAGCTCGTACAAGTTCAGGACTGCCAACTTCGCGCAGCCGCGAGACATACGTGGGGTCCACTCTCATCAGTATCTTATTATCGCTGACTTTAGCAGGGATGAACATCCTTGTGCTACCCTCGGGAGTCCTCAGTAGCTCAAACCCTTGCGGGCAGTGATCTATAAAGTAGTTCTTTACAGCGTGGTGCCCCGGTCCACCCGGATTGGCTGTACTTCGTATCCTCTTATGCGTAATCTTGGGATCAGTACTTCGGCAACACGCCTTCATCTTCTTATACGCATTCAAATTCGCCCAGTTCCCAAGTTCATCCCAGCCAATCCACGGATACTCATGTCCTTGATACAGATCAGCATCAAGCTCGCCATCAATGTGCCGCATCTTTAAAGTAGCGCCCGTCGGAAAGGTGAACGTCTTATTACTTACTGTCCACACACCTCCCAGTGGTATATACATATCCTTGGCTTGCTTTATAAGCTCCTCAAGCTCAGGATAGCTCTTCCTTATAAGTATACCAGCCCATCCTGGCCCTTGCTCAACATCCTGTAGGTAGTCACCTAGCAGGAAGGAGGACTTCCCACCTCCACGCGCCCCGCCATACAGAATCTCCAGTACAAAGCGGGCCGAAATAGCCAGCGCTTGTGGACCGGGCTGGGGTTCCCATATGTTAC